TGTTGTCGTAGATAATGTTTAGTAACAAGCGCTAACCTGTATTAAGCCGGGCAGTGCCCGCCCACAACGTCATCTTCGGTAAGCCAATGGCCACCACCGTACTGTCCGGCACGTCCGGCGCCCTTTACTACAAACCCGCTGGAACCACCGGTACGTTCGGTGAGTCCAATGTCAGCGTCGGTAGCGACGAGATCACCGTTGCTCCTTACCTGAACTTCAAGGTCGGCGACCCCGTCCAGTTCAGCGTCGTCAACAGCCAGACCGGCGGTTCCGGCACCGGTACCCTGCCTGCAGGCATCAGCCCTGCCACCACTTACTACGTCATCGCTTACGCGGCGGCAACTGGTGTGATGCAGGTGTCTGCCACTCTCGGCGGCGCAACCATCACCATCACTGACGACGGCACCGCAGCTGCTCCCAACGAATTCCAAGTTGCCTACGCTTCCTTCGCCGTTGTCGGCCAAGTCCGCGACTGGAGCTTCGAAATCAGCCGCGCTGAAATCGACGTGACCACCATTGGTCAAACCCCTGGCCAGTACGTGCCTTTCCGCAGCTACATCTCCGGCTTCGGCGATGGCACCGGCACCGCAACGGTCTACATGACCAACGAGGACGCCGCCCTCTCCAACCGGATGATCGAAGACGTGCTCCAGCGTCAGCAGACCGGCGCCGCCTTCAAGCTCTACACCGACCAGGTGTTCAGCGGTGGTACCTTGAGCGAAAGCCTGAGCCGCTCGATCGAGTTCGATGCAGTGTTGACTTCTGCCAGCCTGAACATCAACCCCTCAACCCCGACGACGCCCAGTCCGTTACTGTCAACTTCCGTCCTTCCGGCACCCCGACCTTCGACTTCAGCACTTCTGCTTGATAATCTGCCTACAGGGGACGAGCCCCGGCGAAAGCCGGGGTTTTTTATTGCTTCTAGTCCGCTACAGTAGAACAAACCTCAAGTGGTTATGCCAGTTCCAGTCCGCGCCATTGACCGCCTCAAGAAAGCGGCCAACTTGGAGCCCATCAAGAAAACTGTTCAGCTGTCTGATGGCAGCGAATTCGAGATGTGGGTCAGCCCACTAACTGCCGCCGAGCGTGAACGCGCCCAAAAGCAGGCCAAGTCCGATGACGCCAACGCCTTCGCCCTCCAGCTGCTGATCGCCAAGGCTCTTGACGAAAACGGCAACAAATTGTTTGCCGCCGGCGAAATCGACGTTCTCAAGAATGAGGTCAAAGACAAGGACCTTCAAGCTTTGATGCTTGCAGTCCTTACCGACGACGCCGAAGCCATCGATCCAAAAAACTAGCCGCCGAACTCCGCAAGGACAACTGGCTAATGCTCCAATTTGGCGTTGCCAAAGAGCTGGGCCTAACCCTTAGCGAAGTTCGGAACAAGATGACCGCCGAGGAACTCATCGGCTGGAGCGCTTACTTCCAGATCCTCAACGAGGACCAGCAAAAGGAGATCGACAAAGCCAAACGCCGCCGCTAACCCCGGCGGCTTTTTACTGCGTAGACTGGTCTTACGCTAGGAAATCGGTCGGTGGCTGACTACAACGCCAATATCAAGGTAAACGCCGACACTCGTCAAGCGGAGTCTCAGCTCAAAAAACTTCAGTCGTCACTGGACAAACTTAGTAATTTTTCATCAAAAATAAATCTTCAAAACGCCCAACGTGAATTTAATAAATTAGGCACAACGCTCAGAGGTATTGGGGAGCGGGGTGCGCTAGGCGCTATAACCTTAGGCGCGGGTAAAGCCACAACCGCGATTGGGGCGCTGGGTGCGAAGTTTGGAATAGTTGGGGCTGCTGCAGCCTCTGCAGGTACAGCAATAAACAGCGCTCTTGGCGGTGTCCCGAGCATCGTTACGGATATTCTTTCTCAAGTTGGGAACATACCAAACGCATTTGGTCTTGCGGCAGTAGCTGCAATGGCCTTTGCCCCGCAAATACTAAAAGCCTCTGCAACAACGGTAGGTCTTGGAGCAGCTATTGATAAAGCTATAGGTAAAGAAACAACAGAAAAATTTGCAAACGTTATTGGAAACGTTGGTTTACTGAATACAGAATTAAAAGTTGTAAAATCTTCATTTGAAGATTTAGTATCCGGTAGCACTCTAAATCAGTTAAATGCTCAGTTACGCGACGCAGTTAAGCAATCTGGAGCTTACCATTCTTCAACAGCTGATGCTGTAACTGCCGCACAGCAGCTTGTCACTACATTAAAAGCTCAGGCAGCCGAGCAGCGAGCAATCAATGATTTAGTACGTAAAGCAAAAGGAATAACTCAAACTGAGTTACAGGAATCAAAGGCTATACAGGCGTTAAAAACAAAACGAAAAGCACAGGAGTACCTGACTGAAGAGACAAATAAATACAACGCGGAAATTGATGAGTACAACAGGTTAGCGCGAGAGGCTGCAATAGTTACTAAGCAATGGGAACAAAACCTAAAAGCCGTAAACACTGCTGCCAGAGCGGGTGTACTGGGTAGTTCCAGTCAAATACGCACTCGTCTACAGGAGATGCGCGAAAATCGCCGTTCAGCAGACATTGCGCGCGAACGGTCCGCTGCACTAGTAGGTGTTTCGGGCGCAATGCAGGGCCCTGGAGCGCTAGGGGATGTAGCTAGGGCAGAAGCGAACAGAGTTGCTTTACGCAAGCAAGCAGTAAAGCTAATCGAGCAAGAACGACAAAAAGCCCGTCAAAATCTCCAGTTAATGACTAACTGGACGACTGTTTTACGTGAAGGAGTAGTAATTAAAAAAGATTTAGCACGACTAACAGCGAAAGAGCTTCAGGACCGAAAGGACGCTTTTACTGTCGCTAACAGAGAGCTGGACTTCGAGCTACGCCTAGAACGTGTGCAGAGAAGACGTGCACGAATAAACGCCACTAGAAAAAACAAGCAGACTCCTGAACAGCAGATTGGTGGCTTACTTAAAGGACGTGTGGGTTCTGCAGCCATTGGTGGCGCGTTCCCGTTGTTATTTGGCCAGAGCGGACTTGCTGCTGTAGGCGGTCTGATTGGTGGTGCACTTGGCGGAGCAGGAGGAGGGTTTGCCGGGTCATTGGTTGGCACGTTGATTGGTGACTTGATCAACGCGCAAAACGAGATAAAAGATCTTGCTAGGGAGATGGGGCTCGGAGCCGAGCAGAGCAAGTTACTTGGCCGGGCGTTCCAACAAGCAGGAGCAGATGCGGACAAATTCCGCGACGCTGTAAATAATTTGCGCGGAGTCGGATTTGTTGACGATGAGGAAATTACTCTTATTCGTCTAGCATCAAAACTTGCTGACGACTATGGCGGCAGAGTAGATAGTATTGCAAGCGCTTATGCGAAGATTGCTAGTAGCGGTAAATCAAGTCTTTCCGATATAAATAAATTTACCGGGCAGGGTATCCCCATTCTTTCTCAGTTGGAGAAGAACCTAGGTAAAAACCGAGCCGAAATTCTGCAGCTAGCTAAAGACGGGCAAATCAGCGCTCAACAGACTTCTGATGCACTCTTTGATATTGCAAACGCCAGCGAGCAGGCGGCTAAAAAAGCACGCGACCCTTGGTACGACACATGGAAAGACATTAAAGATACGGGCGCAACAGTTGTTGAACGCATAAAAATACTCTTTGCGCCCCTAGCAGCTGATCTAGATGGCGTTGCCAAAAGTATTGCTGACGGTTTCAGAGATGCATTTAAGGCTGTTGCTGACTTTGCAAATGCTGCCGCAATTGCAATACTGAATGCCTTTGCAACGGTTGTAGAAAAAATCGGTGAAGGTTCTCAAAGTATGTCCAATCTGCCGCTTATAGGCGGTTTTATGAAAAAAGATGCTGAACGAATGAAAAACCTAGCTGATGAGGCTAGAAAAATGGCCGCTGACCTTAAATCAGCAGGATTGGATAGTAAAAACGCTCCCGCTCTACAAAAAGTCACGTTGCCCGGTCTTCAAGATCCCGATGGTTCTGGAGCAAGGGATAAAAAAGGAAGAAAATCGCGTATACCGCAACTACAACAGGAGTTGTTGCTAGCTCAACAACTTGCTGGCATTAACGACAAAATCCGCGCCGCAGAGTTTGACCAAGACCAAGCACTTCAAATTCGGCTTAAAGGTGAGGCGGACGTTCTCAAGCTTGCGTCTGATATTTCAATGGTCAGACTCAGCGACGTTCCAGCCGCTGAAAAAGTCCTTCAAATTGCCAAACTTGAAGTAGACATACGTGAACGCCAAAAGACCACGACGCTGGAGTTAGCCACACTGGAACGTGACCGTTTGCGTAGTTTTCAAAATACTATCGAAGGACTAGAACTTGAATTGGCATCGTCTCAAGCACTAACCCGCGAAGAGCTTAACCGTCTTGAAATTGAAAAGAAGCGTTTGGCCCTTCGTGATAACAAAGACCTCACCCCGGAACAAAAAGACGCCATTATTTCACTAGAGAAAAAACTACAGAAACAACGTGCCCCACTACAGAGTTTTATCACCGACGCCGAAAGGCAATTAAAAGACTTAGAGCAGATCGCCGTAAGCGTCTCCCTAGGCATTGGCAATGCCATTGCCGATTCGATGAGTCAAGGGGTTGTTGGTTTGATTGAGGGCACCAAGGATGCCCAACAGGTATTCGCCGACTTCCTCAAAAGCGTCGGTGACATTCTTATTCAGGAAGGAACGCGCATGATTGCGATGTATATCGCCATCGGCATCGCCAAAGCGTTTGCGGGCTTGGGTGGAAAAGGCGGCGAGACCAATACCCAATTCATGGAGCGCACGGGCAACCTAGATCTTGTTGGCGATTCCTACAAAGGTTTACAGGGTTTTGCTACTGGCGGCTTCGTCACCGGCCCTACCCGCGCTGTTGTCGGCGAAGGCGGCGAGCCGGAGTACATCATTCCGGCCAGCAAGATGCGTGCCGCGATGGGACGTTATGCCAGCGGTGCTCGCGGCCCTGGCGTCATCCCTCAAAATGGCGACAGCATGGCAGCCGGTGGCGGCGGTGGCGGCACCTTCACACT